CCTTGCACGTTCAGCTTCAATCCACTGTGAATCCGTCATAGTCTTGGTAGACCGTGGATCGGTAGTGTCAAAAGCTGGCGATCCAGAAGATCGTGCAGTTACTGGCGAAATTGGCGCTGGCGCAGATGTTGTTTTCTTAACTGGAGGTGATGAAACTAATTTAGCTTCAATTTTTCCAATCTCTTTTGCCTGTGCGAGTGGCGACATGCGTGAGATACGTTCCGCATCTTTTGGATTTGAACCTAGATAATAAGCTAAATCTGGTCCAATGTCCGAAGATTGAATTGTCTCAGCCATCACGTTAGTAATTGACAGCTTGGGATTGTATGCGACTTGTTCAAAATCATCATACTTATCTCTTGCCGATTCTTCACGCTCCTGATAGCTTTCAAGAACTTGCGACTGCTGTTTAGCGGCTTCACGTCTAGCAATCAATTCCTCTGCCTTCTGGTATGCCAATGCTTCTGCATAGGCTTCAGGAGACTCGTATTGATCAACAGATGCCGTTGGTGCAGCTTTAACGATTTGCGTTTCCGCAGCACGTTGTGCTTGCTCTCGTTCCCACTTACGTTGCTCTCTTGCAAGGCGTTTACCGATCATCGCATCAATGTCAGCTTGAGAGTACTTTTTTTCCTCTGTTGCTTGGTCGTTTTGATTCTCGATTTTTTCCGGCGCATTTATCGCATTTTCAGAAGTAGCCGTTACTTCCAATGCTGGCGCGGAGTCAACTTCCGCTAAGGTTTGGACTTCTTCAGTCATTTACATGAATCCTTCGATTCCTCGGTGAACCTCACCGATACGGTTTGTGCTGCTATTATGCAACAGATTTTTTAGATTGTGCAACAGATGCTTGATATGTTGCTATTACATCTTTTGTATGCGTTGCCTTGCAAATAGACTTTACCCTTGCGTCCTCGGTGTTGTAATCATCACCTGGGGCAACGACATGACGGTGGAACGTGCTACTGATCTGTTTGCCATCTTCCATAATGGCAGTCTTGGTGCGTACTTGGACGACACCTGATTCGACCACTTCAACGCGGTCAACAACTTCAATTTTCTCTAAGGCCATTTTGATACTCCAATCAAAATCAAAATCTGATCATCCGGATCAGTACGGTTTAAAACGCCACGCAGTTGCTAGTCTGCAAGTTGGTGTTCCCACCAAGATCAACCACAGGCGTTTGCCCGGTAGCACATGTCACATCACTGATTACAACACGGTTGCTGTTCAGCACATAAGCTCCGTCAGATGCAGACATTACATTGTCTAATTTCACACGTAAGCCGCTTTCAATGGCAACAGCGGGTGTCACGCTACCAGACGGGGAGATGCCAGTTTCAAACAACATGTTTACGTTGCTGATCGAAATGTCAGTGCAGCCAACAAAGTCTGTCCCAAGGTTAAAGTTACTATTTGAGCCGTCATAGCGGACGTAGCAAGTGACGTTAGATACCACCCCGCGATTATTTTTTAACAAAAACGCTTTGCTGTTGTTTGCCGTTGCTGTACCAAATAATGAGACATATAACCCGTTAACAGAAACCTGATCGACGTTCAGTGCCGATGGTGTTGTGCGAGTATAGAGTGAGATGACTTCAATGTTTGGGTCAGACACATGTTGGCCGCGCCATGCGTTAATGTTTGACAATTTGTAGTCGTATGGTGTTGGCGAAAGTCCAGATAAGCGATCAACCGAGATAGCTTGATACGTGCAATCCAATTGACAGTCTGAAATTTCCACCTCTGCGCAATCACGCATTAAAATTGCAGTACGCACGTTTCCAGTGTTGCGGTCATCAACCTGCACATTACGGATTGTTACTCGTTTGGTCTTTGTGATGTCGATCAGGGCAACATCTGGGCTTGGGATTGCAGCGCACAAAGTTGCAAGAATATTTTCCAACAGAAGGTTTGTGTTGGCGTACACATCGCCGGATGGTTGCGATTGCTGCCGGAACACAACAGGGCACTTGTTAACGTAGATGTTTCGGAAAATCAAGTTGGTTTCCGTAAACCCCGTGTCAGAGACAATTAGCGCCGCACCAGTTGAAGAAAAGTAATCCGTGGTTGCACGACCGAGGAAGTACACACCATCGACCACAATGTCTTTGCCGATGACAACAATCAACGAATAGAACCGCCCACGGCAGAACGTGTTGCGTACCGTGGCGCTCTTTGTCCACTGCACACGTATAGCGGCCTGCATGTCCACATCTGTGCGAAGTGAATAGACCTCAGTGTCTTCAATTACAAACCCGGCAGTACCGGATGTTTTGATTGCCGATTTCTGCACATTCAGAAAACGGCATCCAGCAATTTTGACTTTATAGGTCTTGTCATCGTCACTAGCGCCAACAACTTGTGTGCGAATGCCGTCAGCGTCTGTTTGGTTAATGTTGGAGTTCGGCACACCATCTGGACGCAATGTTGCAATTTCAACAAAGTCGCAGTCAATGATCTGACCGAAGGATGGGCTAATTACAGCCGCGGCCGAGGGTTGATACAGGTAAATGCCACCACAAAAGCCACCACCAAAACCATCGGGTTGGGCAAGATCAACTTCGTTGGTGATGCCAGAGAATCGGCACGACTCAAACCGGAAACCACCAAGGCCGTTGGCGTCCAGTTCAACAGCGTAAACATCTGTGCTTTCCTGCACTGGATTTGGATTGGTGCCCCACTTACCAACAAATGCAGTAAACAGGCAGTTGATGAATCGCACATCACTAGCGTTGTTGGTCAGCTTAATTGCGCCAATGTCGATGGAAGGTCGATTGGCGCCAGAATCACCGTAGAACCCCATGTCCGTAAACGTGATTCGGTTGGCGGTTACTTGACCCAGCCGTTTCAATCCAGAACCTGACAACATGATGTAACTGCTGTTCTTACCGTCGCCATAATAAGCAACATCGGTCTGATTGAACGACAGTGCGGAAGTCACCTTGTACGTCCCCGATGGAAAGTACACAGACTTGCCGGTGTCGATAGCTGTTTGAATGGAGCTAGTGCTGTCTGAGACTCCAGACGGGTCTGCACCGTAATCCAAGACGCAAACGCCGCCGCCTTGAATCATAGAGTATGAAACTTTAGTTAGTGACATTTTTAATCCTTATTATGCAGCCGTGTACGTAACAGAGAAAGTAAAATCACTGTTCGACTGAACATCAGCGGCAGGTATGCCAAACACGTAAAAACTTGTGTCTGCGGGAAAAATTATTGGGACAATGGGGTTTGTTGGAGTTGATACTAAGTTTGCTGGGTAAATTGAACCAGCAGACCTGAATTGATAATCAGTGCCTGATCCAGCAGGAGTAAAAGGAACATCAATAACTCTTATCGACCCTACTGGTAAACTTACACTAGCTACACGGATGTACCCGGTCAAAGTAACAATCCTGCCAACTTTTGTGTATGAACACTTTGAGTCTGTTGCATTTAAAGTGATGGACCCACTGGTAGTTGCTAAAACCGCTGGTGTCCAAGTACCTTCTTCATAGTCGTTTAGCAACTCACTTGTACCTGTACCCGGTGTGGCAGAAAAGTCAATGCCTTGCCCGTTGGCAACAATCAAGTTGCCTGTGGTTAAAGTCATTTGAGTTGCGCTAATTGCGCGGCCAGCGGTTAAATCGGACACTGCAACTTTTACCGTAGCATTACTTTGTACAATTGGTAAAACTTCAGTACCTGCAAGCGGAGTAGTTGCACCAGTAAGCGCGGAAATCTTTTTATCAGCCATGATTGTTCCTTAAACGTAGTTGACTTCAATTGACGAAGTAACTGGGGGTGCTTGTGAGAATGTGAGAACAGCGCCAGCAACACTGTATGTATTTTTTTGTTGGTACACACCGTTGATGTACACGTTTGTGGCATTTTCACTCGCTGGTGCGCTTGCCAAGGTACAACCAAAAGTAGAACCATTACCTGTAAAGTTTGCAATAATTGAAGTAGCGTTAAAGCTACTACCCACGTTGTCATACGTGGCAATCGTGACATCCGCGCTTGTCTTTAGGACAAATTTGTACAAACGCAACTGGTTCCAAATTTCACCCCCAGGCACCCGACCAGCAGAGTCTAAAATAATTGGGTTAGTATGAGCCGTGTTGCCAGTGCTTGATGTGTACGTTGCCAGCGGTGTCGTTGTGCCAGCCTCGTATGAATATATTTTTCCGCCAGATAACGGTGCACTACCGCTATTGTTAAAAAATTGAGCGCCAACGCCGCCAAAAATTGAAAGTGATACAGCAGGCATGTGTTACTCCAGCAAGATCAAGCCGCCGTCCTCTTGCACGAGGTTGTCGCCGATCTCAGTTAACAGGTTGCTTTGCACAGTAGCATCGGCATAACCCGATATCAGCGACATAATGGCACCTAAACCAATAGCTATGCCGTTACGGATGGGTATGCCAAAGTAGCTCATTGTGAATTTATTGGTTTGCAGTAAATCGTACCATTGGTTGCAACTCGAATAGCACTTACGCGCCATTGTCCACCGTTGCCTTGAGGTACTTTAAAAGGAATTGGTGTAAAAGGAGGAACTGGAGTGCTAGCGGTTGTTGCAACAGCACCTTCACCAACCTCAATATAACAGGCTTGGTCTGACCAAACAACTACACCTTGTGGACCAGCAACCCAAGTATCAGTGTTACCAACAGAATCAGTGTAAGCAACTGATCTAGCAGGGTAGTCCGTTTTGGACAAAGGATTCAAAAGTTCCATGTGTAGCTCCTATGCAAGGAATTTTAACTTATATAAGGTGGACAAGTACAGTCCGATAATTTCATCAATGATGTTTTGAATCGGGGTATCTGTTTTATCGCACATTTCGTATCTGCAACCTTCAAGTTCAGTCATTGACTCTTGAAGAAACTCGGTAATGTTGTTGGTCTTTTTGGCACTCATTAAACCAATCGGTCCTATTAAACCATGTCTACCTTGATACGCTTCAGAAAACTTATCAGCCAATTCTACAATATTTTCGTAAAAATGACGCAAAGATTTGTGTTTTGAATACGAACGAGTGTTCAAGTGCACCGAATGAGCCACATCACGAGCTAAAAACAATGTGCCTACAAAATCACATACTTTCATTTGGCATTCCTTCCATTGGCATTTCTGGTTGCATTTGCTGTGGCATTTCTGGTTGTTCAGGCTGCATCTCACGCATCTCAGGAATACCACCTTGTTCCATAGCTGCTGCAACCACACCCATAGCAATATCTTGAATCTGTTGCTCAGTCATACCCGCTTGCACTGCGCTAATGCGTTGTGTTTCTGCTTGGTACGCTTTAATCTCAGCTTCGTAATCTTTACGGCGTTGTTCTTGCATTTCAATCGACTTATTGGCGTTTTGGATCATTTGGTACATTTGTTCCATTTCTTGACCCATTGCTTCCATTTGCTGCTGTGCAGCTTGCAACGCTGGATTTTCATCGGCATCTGACATAAGTTTAGGATCAATGGTTTTAGCAAACCGTTTAGCCATTTCTTGTGCACCAGGCCAATCCATGTTCTTAACAAACAAGTCGCCAGCTACTGCCCACAACTGAGGATTACCTTGCAACAGTTGAGCCATAGCTTCAAGAGATTCTTGACGTTTAGTTGCATAACCGGGTCCAGTGGTTGCAACTACATCGTACTTACCAACACTAGGATTGTAGATTTTTTCCAACACAATGCCTTGCTGGTCAACAATCTTGTTAACTGGTTCTTGTTGGTCAGGATTAATCTTTACCATTTTGGTTTCACCATCTTCACCAATGATTCGAGCAATACGTTGTGTATCGTAAATCTTTGGAATCAAGTCAACCAATTGACGCGCTACATGGCGAACACCACGAGCCAAATTATCACCATAATGGTACGTGCCTACATCGCCTTCACGTTGACGCGCAAGAATAGCTTTACCAGAACGTTCATTACTACCCATACCCAAGCTGGCATTGTATTGACCAGTGGTAGATTTAATGTCCTCAGAAGCACCCGCCTTAGCCTGTAAAAGCCCACTAGAAGCCATTGGAGGCTGTGCCCGTTGTGGTAGTGGCAGAACTGCACCCTGACCGTCTGTAACGTCTGGATTGACTTCTAAGTAAGGCCAGTTTTGAGTGTTAGCGGTTTTCCACTGGGTTTCGTAACCTTCAAACTGTCCACCGTAACCAATGAACGGTGCTTTGGGTGCTAGCGCCAGCATTTCAGCTTCTTGTGAAACCCAATAGTTGTACATACGTTGAGCATCTTTGGCATTACGCACCAAGCCACTAACGTATAACCGACCATCAACCTCAAACTCGTTACCGACAATACGGATTACAGGTATCCACTTGCCAGCCCACTCACGTTCTTCAAGAATCTCGTAACCGTTAATTTTGCAATACTTTACACGAGGACTGTCAGACTCACGACTACGTTTTGGTTTACCGTAAATAGCACGAAGTTGTTTATCTTCTGGTGTATTCTCAAACGCTGTAGCGTTACCAGGGTATAGGTTCAACGTAGCGCGGTCATACTCAATGTAGTAGTAATCTGCAATGCGAATCGTGTCCTCGTTTAACCAGTTGCTGATAGATTGATCGCCTACACCAAGAGACTGCAATGTGGTAATCGGTGCAGCATCTGGATACATGCGAGTGTATTCAGCTTTGGTTAAATCTTCGGTAACAAAACACCACTTGGCATCGGCACCCGTTGGGTCTTGGATTGTGGGGTCCATGTACACGCTAAAACTGTTACGCACTCGACCAATTTTAATGTCTTGGTCAAAAGTGTTGTCATCACAGTATTCAGTCAACAAACGCAAGTAACCTTCACCATACGATACTTGGTTTTCACAAGCGGTATCGTAGGCTACGTCTGCATCGGAAATGTATTCAATGTGGCGAATCATGCCATTGAATATTTCAGCCACTTGTACATCGGCTTTATCGTCAACAGGTATAACTTTAGCACCTGGACGATTCTGACGTTGATCGTTTGTAACTTGGCGAACGTGTTGTGGCAGTTTGTTAATGGTCAAACAAGGACGTGCGTTGATGGTTTGACCCTGCACTGCACCACGAGTAGCCAATACGTCAGCGGGCCATTGCCAATGATTGTCAGGTGAACCAGCGTAAAACTTTAAATCGTCTATTTCATCTTCACGCGATTCAGATAGTGCCGATACCGCTAGATCAAGACGCGCTCTTGCAACAGTTAATATGTCAGATGCGCTATTCTTTTTACCGCCACCTGCTGCAACATTAGCAGCGGCAACAATGCCAGTAGTGTCAGCCATTTAAGACTCCAATTACGTCAGGTTCGCGCATCATAAGGTATTCTTTGTTTTGATGTTTAATTTTTTGACCGGAATGTTCGCCAAAAAGCACATGATCGCCAACTGAAAGTTCAGTTGGAATTACAGTACCATCCTCGTTTTTCTTACCCGGTCCAATAGCACGAACCCATCCTTGAGCAAGTTTTTCCTTGGGTACGATAATCAAACCCTCTTGTTTTTCAAATTCTTGTTCAATAAGAACACAATTACTCAAAGGTTGAAAAGTCATTTTTTCTTTTTCGCAGTTTCACGTTTAACGGAATAAGCTATTGCAACAGCTTGTTTGACGGGTTTGCCAGCGCTTACTTCGGCCTTAACATTTTTGCGAAATGCTTCTTTAGATGAAGATTTAACCAATGGCATTATGTTTCCTTAACACTTCCAGCGTTTTAACGCAGCTTTAGCACGTTCACCATCTTTGGCATTAGCTGCAACAGCCCCCATTCTGGCACAAAAAGACGCTTTACGGCCTTTATCTGCTTCAGTTTTAGGATTAGGTGCTGGCGCTTTAAGATTACTACCAGTTTCACGGTTGTACTTTTCACGACCCTTAGCCGTTAAACCAGCGCCTTTTGACACGGGTAATTTTTCGCCGCGCCCTACACTTAACGATACACTTTTCTTTGTTGCCATTATGCACCCATCCAAGAAGTAGCAACACCGCCACCTTGACTATTGATACGAGTAACCGTCCGTGGATTATACTCACGATGTGCTACAGGAAACGCAAACGTTACAGCAATTGCATCAGCCGCATCAGGAGAAGCAACACCTCGCGCTTTCATTTCCTTTTTACCCTCTAAAAAGATAGTACCTGCTGAATTAGGTTTCTTCATTGGACCAGTTAAATCACTTTTTAGCAATCTATCCGATGGAATAGATGCAGTTTTTAACCAATCCCGCATTGCACCCCACATCTCAGCGCGTTTATTACCCCACATTATCGGGTTTTTCGCTTTCCAGCCAAAGTTAACCCCGCGTACTTTATACTTCTGCTCAGTTAACCTGTCAAGTATGCCGTAACCCAGTCCACCCTCGTCAATCACGGTTAACGTAGGTTTGTATTCTTCTATGGCATCAATCACATTACCCACCGTAGTCATGGTATCGTCACCCCTAAACCGTTTTATGGCAATAATGTCCCGACCCTGACGTACCGCAATCACAGTACTGTCCATACCCCCGCGCGCGGGGTCAACACCGATAACTATTGGCGCAGTCATATCCTTGTACTTAACCCGTTTCATCGCATCATCTACCACGCTTGGTGCAATAAATTGATCTTGTCCCGATTTCGGAAAGTCTCCATACACCTCAACCCGCGCTTCATCTGAATCTTCACCGTACTCATTGATAATCTGCTGGTAAATCGACTTATCAGTACCTTCTACTTCCCTAGCGTCAATCTTCCGACTACGCCAAAAGTCCCGTTTAGACCCATCTACTGCTTCGTAAAAGTACCCAGTGTTACGCCGACCATTGCTAAACGCTAACCAGTACCTATCCAAGATGTTCTCTGTAAAGAACCCCGCAGCAACCGACCATATACTATCTGGTATACCCGATGCTTCATCAAATATCACCATCATGCCATCCATGTTGTGCACACCCGCATAAGCATCAGGGTTTTCCTCGCTCCATAGCTTACCTTCAGCACCCCAATAACGCGTACCCTTACGCAAGTCACGCTCTACCAGTGTTGTTAACCATTGTGCAGGGTTCAAACTTGTAGCCGTTGGTTCCCACCAGTGCGCGTTTAGCGCCATAGTTACCCACTTGGTCAATTCACCCCATGTAACCTTACGCAACTGCGTTTCACTGTTAGCACTAACAATGACCGAACTACCAATACGAGTAGTCAGCATCCACAATATTAACCACGACACCAGTGCAGACTTACCCACACCACGACCAGACGATACCGCTTGCCGCATAGCATCAATCAATTGATCGTTGCTAAGATTGTTTTTGTTAGTCTTAATAAACTCCCGAATCTCACGCAACACCTCCCTCTGCCACTTACGAGGTGACTTGAAATGCTCCAACGGTGTATTCTTCTGCCCCCAAGGAAACGCAAACAGTACAAACGCTTCAGGGTCATCTTTTAGTTGTGGCGACCACAGTTGACTCATTAGCAACTGTTCATCTTCCGGTGAATATCTAGTCTTCTGCATTATTTACCCCAGTACATTGAAACTGGAAAGTTGCGCTCGGTGTAATCGCGCTTCTCAAGACTTGGAGCGTACTCCCAAGCGTAGAAGTCCGACATGTGCAACCCCTTGTCACTGGGCGTGTACAGCACCCGACGATAGCCGAGCCAGTTCATAAAATGCCACCAAAACCACTTAATCATTGTCATTCTCCAGTCTTGGTGATACGTCCATTACTTCAGCTTCTATCACTCGCATCTGCGCTTGTTGTAACGCTTCGGTAATGCTTATAGACCCACCAATCTCAACCTGCTTAACCTCACCATATCGTTTCTTATTGTGTGCACCCATCAACCATTTGCGCGTATCAATCCGCAACTTGTCTCTGTTTACCGTATCGCTTGATGTTGGGTCAATTGAATCTACACCATCGGAAATTTCCAAAATTTCACTTGCAATAAATTCAGTACGCATCTCCTGCGCTTCTTTGAATCGTTCGTAGCGTTGCGGCTCACGTTTAATCCATTGCAAGAAATCTTCGTATGAGATAGCCCGATGGTCATCTTTAATTAACGATTGAAGTGATCGACCACGGTAAATATCTTCAATCACACGTTCAAAGATTTGTTCATATTCCAAGTGCAATAGTTCTTTTGCAGACTTGGATAACCTCATGGGTTTTGGGTCAGGCACAGATAGCCAGTTGGGTAAGCTCTCACCACTTGCGACAGTTGTGCCTACAGAATGAATGTTTGTTTGTTCCATAGTGCAGATATGGTATCACGGTATTTATTTCAATGTTTCCTGTGTGACCGTTGTTACACGAGAAAATTATAAAAAAAGTTTACAGGATTTTGTGTATTCGTGTTACGGCTGTAACACGCAGACATTTTATAAAAAATTTTCACGGAATTCGTGGTGCCTGCCTACGCTAGACCTGCTGGCGCTTGGACCTAGGGGGCGGGGGGGGGGTCGGCAAGCCGGAGCATTGAAGCCGGAGCCGAAACCGGAGCATCGAAGCCAGTGAATCAGTCAATTAGTGCCATGCAATGCACCATTGAAACATCGGGCAAATTCGGATAAATACACCATTAAAACATCGGGCAAATTCGGATAAACGCCAGTGTGACAACTTCGCCTTTGCGCGGGCGACCCTTTTAAAAATACCATTTTCTAAAACGTCTTTTTTTCCCAGATTCTCAAAATCGACCACCCAGAACAAAAGGCAAAGTTGTCACAAAAAAATACACTTGTGTCACAATCATGGAAACATCGGTTAAAAAAGGATGTAATTATTTTGATGTTTATATTTACAGCGTGCACAAGTGTGCTACAATAAACATACCAACAACGAAACGGAGTAATTAAAATGGCAACTGTTCTCTTATACACAATTGGCACACTGGTGGTAGTTGGCTTTATTGCTGGTTTGGCATGGCTTGGTAAAGCTCAAAACGAACGACTGGCAATGTTAGACAGAATCCATGGAGTAACAAAATGATCCAGCAACTACTCGAAGCTGCAACACTGGCCGCAATTATTGGCCTGCCGTTGGCTTTGTACTTTGCCACTATGTGAGACAACCCTACAAGGCCATTGCGTGGCCTTGTGGATGCTGTCTTAGCATCAAGTAACCCGTAACCCGTAACTCGTAAAGGTAATCTATCATGTTAATCAATGTAACCACACTAAAAGCCCTCCTGCTCTTCGCAGCTAAAAAGGAAACACGCTACTATTTAAAAGGCGTGCACTTTGAACAGTCTGCCACTGGCACCGTGGCAGTGGCCACAAACGGCCATTGTTTGGCCGTTGCTAGGTTAGACCGTGACAGTGCAGAGCCTGCTAGCTTTACCGTACCGCGTGAGCATCTCGAAAACGTTGTAAAGGGTGCCAAGGGATCAATTGATGTTGTGCAGGTAGATAATACACAATGCACCTTGAATAGCTCCAATGGCCGGATAACCGTGCCACTATTGGATGGCAAATTTCCCGACTGGCGCCGGGTTGTTACGCCACAACAAACCGGTGAAAAATCTCACTATCATCCGGATTATCATGCAATGGTAGATAAAGCCGGGCAGTTGATAAGACCAACTAAGTTCGCATACTTAATCCAGCAAAACGGTAACAGTATAGGGTATTGCAAAATTAATGATGATTTTCACGCTTACGTTATGCCCCTGCGCGGGTATGATGAGGTTGTAAGCGCTCCAACTTGGTACTAAAGCACACTATCAAGCCATTGTAATGTAGTGGCTTGATGGATGCGCTTTGCATCGTAACTGTAACTGTAAGGACAACCCTATCATGGCACAACGTATAACTAGATCATTTTTAAATGCTCAGGTAAGCAACCTTAACCGGCTTTTTGGACTTGATGATGAGGTTTACACCTACGATGAGAACGATAAAATTATTGGAGGTGTTGAAGGTGTGTATTTAATTAGTTCTCAATATGGTGGGTTTGCATTGCATAAGATGCACGAATCAACCGGACAATCTGACATATTCAACATGGGACATATTCCCGCGCGTCAATTGTCGGAATTGATTGATGCTTATATGCGCGGTATACGTGAAGTAATGAACATTAAAGATTAAGGAAAACATCATGCATTACATACAACGCAAAGATGGCAAATACTTGGAAACCGTAGACGAATTCGAGACATACAAGGAAGCGCGGGCCATGCTCGCCGAATATCGGTTATCCGATACTTCGGCCATGTATTACATATCGTCACGTGCTTGTAAAGCATGGAGCAAACCATGATTACCGCAGAGAAGTTCGCGTTAAGCCATTGGCTTGATGATTACCCCGACGACTTAAACTATCAAACCATACTGGAATTAGTAGCCGATGGCGATAGACGGATAGACCCAATTGGATTAATGGAGTATGAGCCGACACAATCCATAGTTGAACATATCGAAGCTACTAAACGACTATTTTTAATTTATATCCGTATTGCCATGCAGGAGGTTAAAAAATGATCAATCTACTACGATTACAAGCAAGCGAAGCAGAGCGTATAGCATACTGGGAGGGATTCACTGGTACGGCGGAACTATTCAAACGGATAGTAGATTTGGAAGATAAGGTTAACCAGTTAGAGAATGATTTACAAGAATCGTTTGATCGAGAGGTTGAATTGCAAAATGAAGTCTGCCGGCTTGATTCTGCACTGGCTGAATTGGAAGCTAACCAATGATCACGGTTGTAGTAGCGGTATCCGTTGCCGTGTTCATTGGCATATTGGAAGAGTGGTTCAGAGACTAGGTTTATAAACCCGTTACAGCCCCGATAGGGGCTTTTTTTACGCTTGGACATGCGCTAGTATGCGCTAATGTATTAAACGGCTTAGAGGGGCTTTAAATGAACGCAATGGAACACTTTAGGGATTTATACGGCGCTATGGATTTGTCAGAGAATGACGCAGCGCGGAACGTGTTTTTATCCGGTTGGAATAGTGCACTAGTGGAAGTGTTAACCAGAGTTAACCGGATGCCATTGGAGAAGGATACACGGGCTAGCTTCGCCGTGTATCTTCAAAACATGATGCAGCTAGACCCGCATGATTTAAAATAATTAATCCATATCGGGCGTATAACCTTTAACCAGTTTACGATCATAGCCTTTGTCATAGGCTATCCGGTAGATGTAGTCGGCATGGCGTTGCTTGGCTTTAATTACCTGTTCGCGATAGTCTTTAAATAAAGTAGGTAGGTTGGGATTAATTGCCCATATTGCCTGACCTTTTTGTAACTGTTCATCTACTTTAATAACCCACTTGGACACCTCTAGTACGTCCATTGCATCCAACATTAATTGGGTTTTTTGATGCTCTGACAGGTTCGGCATCTTTTCATATATGCGCCTAGCTGACCGTTTAAGGCTTCTCAGGTCAACAGTTGTCATGTCTGCACTATTTTGGATGATGTACTCAATGACCCATTCATCGAATGTATTTTTACTGGCAATCTCACCATACATATAACGATATGCAGGGATGATATACCCGCGCACTAGGTCAATCACACGGCGCATAAGGTCTGCCGATACGGTCGGGCTAAATGGTGCCTCTATGGTATGCCAGATTAAGCACATGCGCCCCGTTAAGCCTTCCAGCTTACCAAATGCAGTCATATACTCAACACTACTAGACAATAGGCGTTCGTCTTGTTTTGCATCCTCGTACCATGCTTGGAACTCACGATACACATCAAACGCTTCAGGGCTTAATCTATAGGTCTGTGGTGGTAACGCATACACCATGCGAAGGGTGTTTTCCCATACGGTCGAACTGGTTAAGTATTCCGGTACTGGTTGACCTAGTTTGGTTTTACGTGGTCGGAGTAATGCAGGTATAAAACGTTGCAGCAAGCCATCGGCAGAAAGGGATGATGCAGAGGTTTTTAATACGGTAGGTTGAATATTCCCATAGATGGACACTGCGAGGTTTTCAGCATGGATAGAACCAGCACCTACACGATCCATCTCATAATGCTCTGATTCGTAAGACACAACCCATGCCGATCTATCCTCACCACTGGCCTTATCGGTGAGTTTGCGTACCCATGAGTTCATCTCATCAAGGTGACACAATAGACCTCTTGGACGATCTGCCGCTTGTCGTACTAACTTCTGGCTGGTGATGTCCGAGACTGTTATTTTCAATGGTACGGGTTGAGGTGGCATATCCGGTACTACTGGCGCTTGGTCTGCGCCCATAAGTGCATCGGGTGATGCTGACCATTCGAGGAATGATTTCTTAGCGCCGGCATAGGCGGCTTCTTTCCCTTCCCAGTCGAGTAGGTCCTTGCTGTAACGTGGTCTATCTTCTGCTTCAATATCTCGCAGTGGTGACAACATGGGACGTGAGCCGGGGGACTTCTTGTCTGCTGGATCGCCTACAGTCATAAGCCATAGTACCGGCGGTACTTTAAAACCCGGCATGAGTTCCAGCCTGGTGCGTGCGTCAATCACGCCGCAAACAGCCGCTAAGCCAGCATACAAAGGCACCAAAGGGTCACAGCCCACACTTTCCGCTATTTCATTGGCACGAGTAGACAACACACTAGGCCAGATTGCCATCTCCATATCTGGACGCTTGGGGCGCATACCATCAAGCACGTCAAGAGGTGATATTTTGGACTCTACCTTGCTGAACAACTCGGACGCATCGGGCGTAATGCGAGTCCAACCATGCTTACGGGCAAGGTGGAATAACGTTCCAAGAGTGATAGCGGTTGACTTGGTGGTGCTAAAACTGCTCCATTTGACCATGATCGCATGATCACCCGCATACTTGGTCTGAGCCGTTGCGCTCCAATCACGCCAGAGAATCAATGCTTGGTCTGCTTGGTCTGTCTGTATACCCGCCCAATGCAGCGCCATGCCAACGTTAACCCATTCATCGTATGCACAATCAGCGGGAATAAACTCTACTGCTTGGTGTATTTCATCCCATGATGTATCGAGAGTGCCCGTAGTCTCAATCGTGCGCTCTTTATCTTGGGATAGCAAACCTTGCCACACGTCGAGTAACGCTTGGGGGATAACTGGTAAACGTGTCCAGTGTCCTTTACCTACCCATGTGTAGGACTGTTGAGTTTCAGGGTGTATAGATGGTGGTAATACATCTTGCACTGTTAACCCATTGGCAGTGGCACAGCGTAACTCGTACACCGTGACATTGTTATGCGTGATCTTCTTTGTAGGTAGTACAGCACCGAATGGCATAGCGTACAAGAGTTTGCTATGACCTTGTTTGCCTGAGTTGATACCAACGGCATCAGGTGCATCGTATAGGGCTTGCAGGTCAATACCGTGATCAGCTAGTACAGTGGTAGCCATCAACCAGTTATCAATGTCCAATGCCATCGTGCCACTATAGGCATGGGCTAGACCAATACCGAAACCTGCTGGTAATTCAGACTGAGATTTAAGGGCGTTTTCTTTAAGATTCCAGTTTGGTGTACGTGGTCCCTTTGTACCCATTGGAATAGGAACTAGACTCCAACCATGACGAATGTATGCGTCTACTGAGGCGGGGTGCGATTGTACGGTCTGTAACGATGTCATATAATGGGTTCCTGTTAGCTTGCTCTGCTGACATTTCTGTAGGTCTCAAAAAAAGCCATGCTAACCACATGGCTTTTTTTTCACAATAATTAAAAATTGTTTGACAATTGTAATTCAGTTGTGGCACAATAACAATTAACAAGCAAGGAATTTTAACCATGAATCCTAAACCCAAAACATCGTTTCTGACTGTACGTGTGACTGATCAGACTCGTATTAAATTTTGCGA